ATATTTCTTAGGTATTCTTCTGCTTTACCTTTTGGTAAGTTACCTACATCAATATAAAAAATTCTTCTTTCTGGTGCTCTTGAAATTCTGTATATAACCAAAGAATCTTCCATCATTCTTAATTGGTTTACAGGCTTAATTGCTTTTTGTAAATAAGATAAAATTCTCTTGCGCCCAGCATCTAACATACCAGATGTACAATATATAATAGCATCAGGATGTATTCTTACTCCTTGATCTGCCATATTCATTTTCTTATCTTGAAATAAGAAATATTCTTCTTGCTTTACAACAAGCTTAGCACCGGTTTTTTGATCTACTTTTTCTTCAACTTCTTTTACTTTTCTAAGTTGAATTGGATCAATATATCTAAGTTCTTTTATTCCAGCTTTTGGATTTTTATCATTTATAATAACATGATATGGTAATCTTCCATCAATATACCATTTTCTAAATATATCATGTCCATAAGAATTAAATTGCAATAATGATAATACATTAGCAAATTCTTCTCTAACTGTTTCTTTTATTTTATCAGATGTATCTAACTTATCTAATATAATATTTACTGGTGCTTCATTATGATCACCAACTATTGCTTCATTAACAATATCTTCAACGGCCGCATCGCATTCTGGTTGAGCAGCAATGTCTCTATATTTGAGTATTTGATCAACTTCGTTTTGAGCTTTATCTGCGTCTAAATCTAAATATGCACCAAAGTGACCCCCTGAGTTAATAACCCCAGCGCCATCACTATCTGTACTTGGTACAATAGATACAGGTTCGGCTTCTTTGCCGTTTTTTCTATTGATTTCGAATCCGAAAAATTCTGCCATACTATCTCCATAATATCAGAGGGGAAATTAATCCCCTCGTCTATTATATTTATACTACTTTAAGAAGTGGTATTTGATTCCCAGTATTGAACTTGTAGTTCAACAGTGAACTCTTCAATAGTATTTTCACTATCGTAGTTTAAATCGATAGTTGAAATATTTGAAGGCCAACAACCTCTGAAATCATACTTTTTAGTAACTTCACCAGCCTTATTAAGCTGTTCAACTACTACGTCAGAAATATAATCATTCATATTTGCTAGACCAGTATTTGTTGCAAAGTTATTAATACCATTAGCCCATGATTCAAACGCATTTCTAACTGTAAAGTTAGAGTCATTAATAATTGTTAATGATAATGGTTCAAATGTTCTATCACCCGCCATTTGAAGCTGTCTGCCTCTAAATGGAATAGCAATAGGTGCTATGGTTGATGATGGTACTTGTACTCCTTTACATAAGAAAGAAGTTAATTCCATATCAGGGTTTACGTAACTAGGAAAGTTTACTGTCGCTTTAAATAAATTAGCTCGAGCACCACCGCCAGTAAGTTTGGATTTAAAATCGTCTACTCCTAAAATTGCCATGATGACCTCCTATTACGCCGAAGTACCAGCGATCTCGTTAAACTCGACCCCTGATCTTGTTGCCACAAAGTTCAATGTAATAAAGTTAATCGATTTTGCAGGCTTGATAAAAATATCTGCTACAAACTGATTAGAATCAATTACTTGACTTGTATTGTTAGTATTATCGCAGACTACTAAGAAATCACTTAGTCCTCTACGTCCTTTTACGTCTCTCAAAAATGGTTCAACCAAGTTTTTGAATTGAGCTCTAGTGAACTCATCGTTAAATTCAAATAACTGTGCTTTAGCCGCAGTTGAGATTGCCTTTTCCAATGTATTAAATAATCTTCTAACATTGATTCTATCGAATGCTGAAGGTTTACTTAATAGTGTTCGATCTCCAAACAGGATTGTTCCTTGTCCAGGGAATGATACAATTGGGTTTGCTCTTGCTTTATATAGAGTATCTCTATCAGCTTGCTTAGGATTAAATGCTAATTTAGTCACACCCAATAATTGACCACGATTTACGCCAGCAGGCGAGAACCATGCGTCAGCAATTTGGTCTGTGTTAGCACAAAGTCCAGCAACATGTCCAGCAGCTCCAATATAACGATACTTATCATTGTACTTGTCATAGACATACAATGCTGTAGAATCGCATGAAGCATAAGAACTTGAAGTTAGAGAATCCACAAATGCCTTAACATCCGCAGCCGGAGTTGAAGACCCTTGTGTATCTGCAATTGGAGGTGATACAAAAGCCATACAATCTTTTCTTTGATTAGCAATAGAAATTAGATCGTTAGCTAGTGTGTTAGACCCATTTGCATCTGGTACTCCAAACAATAGATTGACATCTACTGTTTCAGCATCTTCTAATAAGTCATAAGCTAATGCTAGTTCAGCTGTAGTAGGAGTATTATCGTCCGTTCCACCTGAAAGACTTAAAGAGTCAACTGTATCGAATCCACCAGCAAGTGAAGTAGCGCCTTTTAGTTGGCTACCTGCACTCCATGTGGGAGATGTTGTTTTATGGTCCATCCATCGAATCCAATCTGACTGTGCGTTGATAACATCTACATAATAGTTAGATGTTCCATCGTTAGCCTTGGCGTCTGAACCAATAGACATGAATGCAAAAGTTTCGAGTACAGTATTAGCTGTACCGCTGATAAGTCCGTCTTCGTCTATGACGATTACGTGAACCTCATCGTTATAACTTGCGCTTCTGCCTAAGTTAATTGCGTAGTCTGATGTACCAGGCTTACCATCAAATTGGCCATTGAATGCCCAATTATTATAGTTAGTGGTTGTAACGTCAGCCGTTACCATCTCTACTTTTAAACTGTTTCCTAAGTCTCCTGGGAACTTTGCAGCCCATTGACCTACAGAACCAGCTCCACCATCATAACCGCTATTAGTATAATGTTCGTCGTTCTTAATTAAAAGACCAGAACCATCCGCTGTAGCATTGTCATGACCACTAGCAGCTCTAACGACTTTTAATGCATTACCATATTTCAAAAATGCAGAAGCAGTTAAGAAATATAATGCAGTATTGTCATCAGGCGTACCAAAGGTTGACAGTAGTTCTTTTTCAGAACCAACTGATACAACTTGTTCTACTGGACCCCAATTAAAAGATCCTGCAAAACCACCAATAGAAGTTGAAACGGCAGGTACTACGGAAGTCGCATCAATTTCTTTGACTTGAACTCCTGGTGATACTTGAAATGCCATCGCTTTATCCTCTCATTAAGGTTTATATTTTAAGTTAACATAATACGGTTTTTTATTCAATCATAGTTATTTATAATATAAATAAACTCTAGAACAGCCCCGTATTTCTTGTTTCTTCTTCAAACCATACAGTTCCATCTTCATCAACTGTTCTTTTATCTCTATTTTCATTTGGTATAAATCCAAATGGGATCATATCGTCCTGTATAGCTTTTAATTGTTCTCTATATAACATGTTTTTCATATCAATATCAGATATAGATCCAAATATATCTGTTGTAGTAAACCATGCAAATAGTACTAAATTCATCATTAAATCATCATGATTAGGCGCTATAGCCATAAAACTACTCCCTTTAGCTACAAAAGTAGTCATTTCTATAATGGTTTGAGCGTCATGAATTGTTAGTTTTCTTTGTTCTATTAAATCTTTTATTGATGAACAACCAATTCTTTTTACTCTTCTTGTCATTGTAGCACCAATAGAATTCTTTTTAACCACTGATTCTACAAACATGTTTTCATATTCTAAATCATAATATAACCCATTACATACTACCACACCTTGATCATTTGATTCTACTATAATATAAGCTTCATTATAACTTTTAGCCCATTTATATATTAAATCAGGTAATAACATAGGAGATATATTATTATCTCTAAATGTCCCTACTTGTTCAAACGTATCTGTGGTTATATCAATAATAGTAAATGTGCTATAATCTTGTCCTCTTCCCTTAGCAACATCAACAGTCATAACATAACTATGGCCTTCAATTGGTTCTTTATATATTGAAACGTTTTCCATAAAATAGATAGGATCCATTGCTTTTTGAGCTAATAAATGATTAGCAGCAATTAATGTATTACCTCTTCCATGGAATGTATTACCAAACTCTTGTTCAAATTGAAGCTCTGATGTATTCGCAATAGTAGTAGCTTTCCATTCATCATCTCTTCCAGGAACATCCCACCAATCTACTCTAAAAGATTTATATTCATTTGTTTCAGTAACTGCACCTTCCCATAATTTATGGAATACATTACCTACTCCATTCGCTGTAGATGTTATTATAATTTGTGTATCTTTACCAGATGATACTACTGGATATGTAGAAGTATAAAATTGTCCATCATTTTCTATGAAAGCAAACTCATCTAAAAATAAAAGGTTGATAGATAAACCACGAATTGAATTACCACTTGTTGCCGAAGCTATAATCTTAGAATTATTACTAAACTCTATTGAGCCTTTATTTAAAGCCTTACAACCTGGTTGTAAAAAGAATGGTAAATTTTCTAATGCCAATGTAATACGAGCTAGCATTTCTCTTGCAACTGCACCTTTATTAGCTAATATTGCAATTGTTTTTTCTGGATGAAATATCGCAAACCATAGAAGGTATACTACTGAAGATATACTTTTACCCGATTGCCTACATGCTAAAACAATACTAAATCGATTATTAAGAAAATGATTGAACATCTTTTCTTGATATGGATATAA